GTGCGGGAATGTTGCCGTCCGGAAAAGCCTCATCCAAAGAATCGTACTTGATCCGGTTGGCAATGTCCGTCTCCGCAACGGGGATTAATCCTTCGATATAGCTGTCATCGCCGGTATAGTCTTCATCTACCCGGCAATGCGCTTTAGCTTCTTCAAGAGTTAATATCATAGCCTCTTTTATTTCAGCGATCCAACAGCAAAAGAACTTGCTCTACGCGGTTTAGCGTCAAAGAACGCATTGATTACCAAACGAACCTCACCATCAGCAGCCTTAGTGTACGGATCAACGGTGATATCCAGTGCGCCCCACTGACCGATAACAAAGTCAGCCCAGTTACCAAAGATGATACCTTCTTCATCGGTCGCCGTCTGCAACCCAGAAGCCATACCGGTAGTCGCATAGAGCGGATAACCGTTAGCCAACCCTTTTTCAAGGATAAACCCTTCAGCTACATTTGCTGCACGCAAAGTTGATTTCAGGATACCTGCACCTTTGACAGATGTGATATACGCCAAATTATTTACCAATGCTTCGTCAACCGGAACGGCTGTTTCTAAGGCGATCAGGTTAGCAAAAGAGGCTGCACCCTTTACCACGTAAGTAGGCGTGCCGGTGAAAAATCCGTCTGGCTTATCAGCACTTGTGGCATCTTTACCCAAAATTGTCGATTGCAACTTGACAGCGACCGCACGTGCCAAATCCGCTGTCAACATAGCATCGGTAGACATGGTGTCTTGTGCTAAAAATTGCTTTGAAATGTCGAGATAAGCGGTCAGACGCTTAGGAGACAATTCGACTTTCGAGAAAGTACCTTTACCATTGGCAGCGGTAGCGGTTTCCCCCTTCCACGAAACGGTTGATCCGGAATAAGACGGAATACCCACATTGCCTTTCAGGCCGGTAAGGAACGTGGCGCCGGCCTTTACCATGACAAGACTGTCTCTGATGGGAGTCAAGATACCCAGCAGGTCAGTCGTAATCAACTCTGTACCATCGCCCGTGACTTTAGCGGAAACAAAATCGCCTCTGTACTCCATAGGGATAATCAGAGAGCCTGAATCGGCTTTCAACCCTGCTTCCGTCATACTTCTACGCCCTTCTTCCATCAAAGCCCCGATTTCGTCGTCAACTTCGCCGGACAATTTAGCGCGAATGGCCCGTGCAAGCAGATTGCCTTTCGGCGCCTGCTGCGTCCTGATAACCGGACGTTGCTTGTTACGCGCTTCCGCCAACTTGATTTCATATTCGATTTCAGCAGTTTCAGCAGCAATTTCCCCAAGTCGCTTCTCTTCCTGCTCACTCGCCTTGCGCTGCTCTTTCTGCAAACCGGCGAAAATATTCTTTCTTTCTTCACTCAATACACCGAGCTTGTCTTTCAGTTCGGTAACGGTCATTTCTTTCTTTGCCATGTTAGTACCTGTTTTGTAATTTGTTAAAATATTCTTTCATCTCTTTTTCTTTTCTTTCTTCAAGGTCTTTGCGTGCCTTTTCCTTACGCTCATTAATTGATCGGAGAGCCACCGTTGTATCTTCATAGGCGGGGTAATAAACAGGGCTTACGTCAAAGAGACGATTAAACTTTAAAATCGTCCGGACATACGTTCCGTCTTCACGTTCGTCCCAGGTTTCATCTTTTACTGTAAAGGCAAACGATGATTCCGAGATATCACCACGTTTCAGCGACTCGATGAGTTCATCCCCTAAAGCCGTTACAGGAGCGTCAAAAGAGTATCTAAGTCCCTTTTCGTCAACCTCCAATTTCAATGATCCCTCACCCATGCGATACCGGGCCAATACACCCCGGCGTTCATCGTGGTTCATGAGGCACAGCACATCGCTTTTTTCAAGCACGCCGTCCAATGCTGTAGGTGCGATCCTCTCAATCAAATCTCCACCCCACATAGGCTGACTGTCCTTGTTAAAAAGCAAAGCATAACCCTCCACGTGCCTTGTTTCTTCATTCACATTAGCACGGCAGGAAAAACCCCTGATTTCTTTTTTTTCATTCATAACTTTATTGCTTCTTTCTTATATACCGCCGGTGCGTATTACACCGTTTTTCATGATGTTGTCTTGGATGGTTCAAACTTCTTGTTTACGACATATTCCAACGGGACCATCGCATTGTTTACGAGCGTATAATCACCATTCTTCACCTTTGGTAAGTCCAGTTCTCGACGTGCCTCGTTGATAGTGGACAGGCCACCCTCTATTTTTGTCTTAACCCATGTGGCCTGTGCGGCTTTATCGGCACGTAACAGATTGTCTGTATTAAACTTAACCTCTATATAGGCACGTTCAGAAGGTCGGAATATCTTGCGTTTGAACTCCAGCTCTATATTTTCCAACATGGGAGCTAATGTGTCAGTTAGAAAAGCAAGTTGGGTGGCTTCAACAGTCGAATAACTGGATTTGCTAAGGTCAAAGGCCTTGACGGGAGAAACTCCGAAAAAGCGGCAAATGTCAATTACGTTGTATTCCCTTGTTTCCAACATTTGAGCCTCAGACGGGTTAATGGATATCGATTGATAGTGACTATTGGCTTCCAATACACCTACACCGCCCTTGCTTACCATATCCGCCCAAGTCTTCTTTATCTGGTCTTTCTGTTCTTCTTTTAACTTGGTATCAAATGACAGTATACCCCTGACATTCCCGCCTTCGGAAAAAAACTCTTTCGCATAGCTTTCAGCCGAGCTGGAAATACCTATCGTATTCATCGCATGCCGAAGAGTTGAAATACCGGTTATGCCGTCGTAGCTAAAATTAAGCACGTGGATCATATCGATAGGTTCCACCAGATATTTAAAGCCTGTCACCTGGTAACGCATCCGAGGGACACCTTCGACATTTATGTAAACGATACTTACTAATGATGCAGGTAAATATTGGATAGACAGCGCGTTTCCGTAATCGTCCCTGTCTATGTACGCATAGCCGTTGCCCTGTAGCAGAACAGAGCTAACGAGCGTTTTGAGGAAGGTAAAGCGTGTCATATCCGGACTTGGAAACTCGCGGATAAGGTCAAATGCAGGATGATTTACATACAGGGACTTGTACCCGTCTGCATCTTTTCGAAATATTTCGATTGGGAGTTGTGCCACACTTTCGCTAATGACATTGACACACCGGTAGACGGCAGCTAACGCCATTGCGCTTTTACTGGACGAGCCGCCGAACCTGCGGACGTTTATCAACGACTCGACCGGTTCTTTCTGCTGCTTTCTCCGTATATCTATTTTAAAGCCAAATAAAATCATTCGGTATATATTTTACTATATACCGCCGGTGCGTATTACACATATCAAATAGTGTTGCTGTACTGTGGTGTAAGCAGGTACACGCCTAATGCCTCAATCATGGCTATAACGCCGTCGATCTTCTTATCTTTATATTCCTTGGACGGCTTGGTATTGCCGTTGCTGTCTATCTTCATTACGACATTTTTAAAGCAAAAGCGGGTAATAGGATTGTTGTCTATCACGGCGTTGCCGGACAGTATTATTCGTTCCATCTCTTTTGTCGGACGGTTAAAATTGCCGATAGATTGACTAACCGGTTCCATCGCCAACCCTTCGTCTGTCGCATTGATCACAAATTGGGTGGCATTCCAGGAGTCATAACCAACCTTCGTCAGGTAAAAACGTTTATCCATCCGCAAAAGGTCGTCCAGGATATAATCATAGTCAACGACATTTCCGGGTGTCAGCTTCAAATATCCATTACGTACCCATTCGCTATATTGTTCCTTGTTTTTCTTCGTAAGCAGGGCTTCTTCAGGCAAATAATACAACGTCTTAAAGTAAAATTTCTCCTTCGGGAACATAAAGGACACGCATGCAAGGTCAGAGGTTGCCGAAAGGTCTATTCCGGCATAGCAATCGTCCCGTTCGGAAAAAGTGTCAAAGTCGATAGGGCTGGAGCATGATAGTATGTAATCATCCGGTATCCATACGTCCACACTATCACACCATAGGTTCAAGTTCTTGGTTTTTACATTCACCTCATCCGAAGGTGTGTTCATGGCCTTTCGGACTTCTTTTCTCAGGTATGAGGACTTTACGGTTACGTCCATGTTAGGATTGCTCTTTATCCAAACTTTTTCGTCCTTCCAATCATCATCTTTATCAAGCGAATAAATAGCAATAAAAAAAGAATCATCCTCTTTCAATCCGTTAAGTATCTCCGTGCCCGTCGTGCGAAGCTCGTAACACGGACCGAGCTTGTCGAATCCGGCAGTTGTAATGATTATTTCAAGCGGATTCTCACGTGTTCCCTGCCCGGACTCCAACACGGCTTTCAAACTATTGGTTTTAGCTGCATGATATTCGTCCAAAATAAAGGT